GTTCCGATTAGTGAGTTGTTTATAAAAGAGCCTGATAACGATATTCCTAACCATTTTAAGCAGTTATGGGATTGTTTTTCTGAGAATGTAACCGTAACGAGTTTCGAATATTTATTGGGCAAGCGATGTGAGGTAGTATTAAAAGATGGTAGTAAGGTATGGGCAAGCTATCTATTCACAGTAGATTGGTTTGATAATCCGTACAGCGATGAACCAAGTGATTACAAGTGTGGCCACGTTCTTGTAGCTGATGAAGGTTATTTAATGTGCCAACCGAATAACAGAATATATTGGAAAGACAGTAATTGGATTACAAAAGACTTTCCGATTGAGAAGAAAGACATCAAGGTAGATGAAATTCTTACAAGTGTAGAATCATACTCCGATAGATGGGTAAGCGAAGATACAGATAGTTTTTATTACGATATTAATAAACAAGACAATGGCAAAGAAAAATGTATCTCTAACGATAGGTAGAGGAGAGAAATCAAAGGCAGGCGGTCTTACTGCCAAAGGTGTAGCTAAATACAACCGTGCCACAGGTGGAAATTTGAAAACCGCAGTTACGACGCCACCTTCTAAACTAAAGGCAGGAAGTAAACCTGCGAAGCGTAGAGCATCATTTTGCGCCCGGATGAAAGGAATGAAATCTAAATTAACATCAGCCAAAACTGCAAATGACCCCAATTCAAGAATAAATAAAAGCCTTCGTAATTGGAACTGTTAACACACACTAAACAATGCAAAAGAGAAACCTTGCAATCATCAACCTATCAGACCCATTAAAACCAAAACTTGACTTTCTTTCCAAAAAAGCCTTCATTGATGACTTAAAAGACTTCAATGATAAAGATAGAGTATGGATAGTGGTTGAAAAATACTACCCTAAGAGAAGCTTAAAGCAAAACAATCTGCTTCATTTGTATTTATCAGAGATAGCTAAAGAAACAGGTGCGCAATTAGAGCAAATTAAAGACGCTCTAAAGAAGAAATTCCTTTCTGTGCCACTTACTACCAAAGATGGAGAGATAGTCGCTGACAAGTCCTCTGGTGAAGTCTTAGAACGCGTAAGAGGAACATCAGAACTAACGGTAGTAGAGTTTATGGAGTTCACAGAGAATGTACGTATTTGGGCAATGGAGTTTTTAGGAATTTATTTAGCTTTGCCCGAAGAACAGGTTGAATTAAATTTTAGAAATCATAACTAATATTATTTATATATTTGCGTGTCTATTGAGGGTTTCTCATTCCCTTGTTAGTGTGTTTTCATAGAGTGGCTTGGTAGTGCGAGCTTCTCAATTAACCCAGAGTTTTTTTCCAATTTCTCTGGGTTTTTTATTTTTAAATAAATTTCATTATTTGTGAAATAGTATTTACCTTTGATTTATGGAAACAACAAAAGAAAAACAACCACCTATTCAAAATCTTGTAACGATTGATGAATATGCAGTTCTTGTTGATAAAACAAAGAGAACGATATATAATTGGATTAACGAAAAGAGATTGCCGACCTACGAGAAATTCGGTGTAACATTATTAAACAGATTTGATAGACCAAAGGATTAAGTCTTTTTTAGGCTTTATACAATTCGTAAATTAAGAAAAAAAAATTAAAATAATGGCAAAAGTACCGTACATACCACTATATATTGGAGATTGGGAACAAGACACAAACTGCATTTCTCCACTTGCAGAATTTGCTTTATTAAAATTGACTTTTAAGCTATTTAAGTCAGAAAAAAGGGGCGTAATTGTGACTAATTTTAACACACTTTCTATACTTTTTAAGTCAAATATGGCTACAACTAAGGAGATATTTAACGAATTATATGATAATAATATACTCAATTTTGAGTTTATTGAAGATGATAAAATACGCATAATTAGCCGTAGAATGGTACGTGAGGGCAATTTGTCTGAAATTAGGTCTAACTGCGGTAAGGAGGGTGGTCGTGGAAATAAAGCAAATGAAAAGCAAAAAGAAAGCAAAAAGAAAGCAAAAGTTAAGCAAATCCCTGAATATGATAATGATAATAATATACTATTAGTAGTTAAATATTTAAACGAAAAAACTTTAAAAAACTTTTCTGAAAAATCTGTTATTTCAAAAAAGAATATTTTGGCAAGATTTAAAGATGGATTTCAGATTTCTGATTTTAAGTCTGTGATTGATACCAAAGTTCAACAATGGGCTGACGACCCAAAGATGTGTATTTACCTAAACCCTGAAACATTGTTTGGTAACAAGTTTGAAAAATACTTGAATGAAGCTCCAAAGAAAAATTTATTAACCGAACAAGTCAAACCAATGACCGATGAAGAATACGAAGAATACATGAGGCCTAAAGCAAAGTTAAACTAAATGGATTTTATATCTCTATCAAAAATCGAAGGCTTACAATTTATGCCAGTATTGGAAAATAAAAAACCGATACACGAAAAATGGGAGCAAACCAAGAGGGACTACGATTATACCAATGCGAAAGCCATAGGTCTTGTGTGTGGCTCTATATCAGGTAATGTCGAGGCAATAGACCTTGATTTAAAATATGATATTACAGGCAATCTTTTTAAAGATTACAAAAATGCAATTAATTCTATTGATAAAACTTTACTTTCGAAACTTGTAGTTCAAAAAACAGTCAGTAATGGTTATCATTTTATTTACCGATGCGAATTTATTGAAGGAAATAAAAAACTTGCTCAGAGGTATGCTACAATAGAAGAATCAAACAAGGGCGAAAAAGTTAAAGTCCTGTTAGAAACAAGAGGTGAGAAAGGATATATCGCAGTAGCCCCTACCTATGGTTATGAATTGGTTCATGGAACTTTTGATAATATTCAAACAATAACAGTTGAGCAAAGGAATATTTTAATTAATGTCGCCTATTCTTTCAACGAGGTTATTAAAGAATATGTGCCTAATCAGCGTGTAGAAAAAAAACAAATTAAGGGTTTAACTCCGCTTGAAGATTATAATAATCGTGGCGATGTAGTTGGGCTATTAGTTGAACATGGGTGGAAGGAAGTAGGCAGAAAAGGAAGAAAGATTTTGATGCAAAGACCCGGAGATACCAAAGCTGACCATAGTGGAAATTACGATGAAGAAAAGAATTGGTTTAGTGTTTTTAGTACCTCAACAGAATTTGAATCTCAAAAAGCATATCAACCATACGCGGTTTTTGCAGTATTGGAATGTAAAGGAGATTTTAAAGAATTGCCAAAGAAGCTTTACGATTTAGGATTTGGCGATAGGTTTGAAAAAATAACAAGCCACAATAACGAAATACCAAGTGTGATTGATACCACAGATGATGACTATTCATTCCTTGCTACACAAGATGACTACGATGAATACCTACAAAAATGGAGAACAGGTACGTTTGAAATGGGTAAAAGCACAGGAATACCCGACCTTGACAAATATTACCTATTCAAAGAGGGAGATTTGGTAATTATAAACGGATTAGATAATGTGGGCAAGTCGAGTATTATTTGGTATTTAGCTACTCTATCAAATGTTTTACACGATTGGAAATGGTTAATATTTAGTTCTGAAAATAAATTAGGGTCGGTAGTTCGTAAGTTAATCGAGTTTTACTGGTCGGAATCAATACAATCAATGTCTGATGAAAAATACAAATTAGGTAAAAGGTGGGTTACTGAAAACTTTGATATTATCAAATGCTCTGAAAGTCTATTTAACTACAAGGATATTTTAAACATGACTACAAAGGCTTTAAAGAAGAAAAAATACAAAGGATTAATGATTGACCCATACAATTCACTAAAGTTAGATATGCCAAGTGGTTCAAAACAAGCGACCTACGATTACCATTACGAAGCAGCGAGTTACATTCAACTTTATTGTAAGAATAATAACATTTCGGTATATTTAAATTGCCATGTAGGTACTCCTGCGGCAAGAAATAAAGACAATAGTGGTTATACAAAAGCACCACAAAAAGAAGATACTGAAATGGGGGTAATGTTTGCTAATAAAGCAGACCAATTCATAACAGTTCATCGAATTACACAACATCCTACCGAATGGATGTTTACTGAAATCCATATAAGAAAAGTTAAAGAAACAGAAACAGGTGGCAGGGTAACTCCTTATGCAAGCCCAATAAGTTTAAAGATGATACAAGGCGGGTGCGGGTTTGAATATTGCACAACAAGGACATTTACAGAAAATGGATTAAATCCGATATTAAATTTCCACAACAAAGTTAAACCAATATCTGAAGCAGCAATAAAACCAAATTATAGTTTTGACCAAAGCATTAAAGAGCAAGATGAAGAATATGAATTTTGAATTACTTCCCGACAAAGCTTTATTAGCTTGCTGGAACATACTTGACAAAATAGAAGTAGGCCAAAAGATATTAATTTCACAATACGCGCCGAATAAACCTGATTTGTTTATTGA